AAACTTTTCCTGAGTGGAGCGAAAAGTTAAAACCTTATTGGGATTACAAAAAGCCGCACCAAGAGTGGTTTAGGTAATAAGATTTTGTGATGCTATATGCAGTTGCAATAACCTTCTACTGTTAAATTTTTGGTATTTCAACCAGTTACTGGTAGTGTGCAGTTGTCTGGCATTAAACAACACGCCATCTCCTGCTTGATACTGAAAAATGCCATCCAAGGTTAAATGATCGCATAATCTGTAAGGACTGTCTTCGTATGTGTGCTCTAAGTCCTCTGTCTCGCTAATATTTGAAGATTTCAAACTCATCAAAGTTTTATAGTTTGACTTTAGATATTCATGGAGTTCTGAGTTGCTTTCAAATGTTTCTTTCCACACGATTGTTTTAAACTCTGGAACTGTGTCTAACGCAAAAATATAAGTATAGACTGGTACGCCTGGGTATTCTTTTACGTCGTAGTCGTCGATATGAATTTGATGTGCAAATTTTTGTTGTTGTAACGCGGCGTAAATATGAACAACATTTGTAAAATCTTTGCTGATTATCTTTTCTAACATGTCTTTGATACCAGGATCACGCAATACTTTTAACCTATAATCTAATACTTTACCGTCAATTTCCCAGTTGACGCTACGAAGATCGGAATTGTTATCCCAATAGTCTGTTAATATAGATATTTGCTCAGAACTTAATGCGTTTTTGATTATCTTAAACATAATTAAAAAAATGTTTGGAGCGGGATATCGGGTTCGAACCGACGACCTAATGCTTGGCAAGCATTCGCTCTACCAACTGAGCTAATCCCGCATCTGGCGGAACGGGTGGGATTCGAACCCACGGTACATATTACTACGTACGACGGGTTAGCAACCCGCTGCCTTCGGCCACTCAGCCACCGTTCCTATACTGTAATTATCGACTTAGTAAATTAGTGTAAATTTATTTGGCGGTCTGTAGGGGAGTCGAACCCCTGACTACGGCGTGACAGGCCATTATTATAACCGTTTAACTAACAGACCAAATATGGTGGACAGGGTTAGATTCGAACTAACGTAGCCAGGGGCGGCAGATTTACAGTCTGCTGGTTTTAACCACTCACCCACCTGTCCAAAGTGCTCTGCGTTCCCCGGCGGTAATTATAGTATCTCCACGATGCATCGCTTCAACGATACCTTCCACCCGCTCCCCGACGGGAACCGTTGTCGCATTGCCAGCGCCAGTTTGGTTGGACTGGAACCACCCGTGGTTGCTACACCACTTCTCATCCTCCGGGTCGGAGTATCCGTTGCTACACGGAACGTTCTGGAAGTACGGGTCGGATTTGAACCGACGATTTTCGGGATTTGCAGTCCCGTGCATTGGGCCACTCTGCCACCGTACTATGTTTGGTACACGGTAGGGGAATCGAACCCCTCTTACCGGCGTGAAAGGCCAGTGTCCTAACCGATAGACGAACCGTGCAAGAAGCACATTAGACGAGGAGTCCCGTTTCGAACCAGTACCGTCTTATCTCTAATGTGCGTCAACTTAAATGTATTGTATGTGAAATCGGAATTATTGTCAATGTAACACTTAAGTATTACTTTTGCAAAATCCACTTAGCTAAAGTTTCAGCGTCTTTGTCACTGAGCTGTGGCTGTGCCGGCATGGGAATCACACCCCAAACACCCGAGCCGCCGTTTTTGATTTTGTTGACAAGATATGAAACACTGTCTTTTTGGTCTCGATATTTTGCGGCAACATCCTTGTAAGAGGGTCCTACCAACTTGGTGTCAACAGCGTGGCAGGCCAAACACATATTTTTCTGTGCTAGTGCCTGATCGGCTAGTGCTGTACCACTTAGTGTTAAACTTAGAATAGCAATTAGACTTTTCATATCTGTTCCTTTAATTGGTGGAGGTAACCGGGATCGAACCGATGACCTCTTGAATGCAAATCAAGCGCTCTCCCAACTGAGCTATACCCCCAATTTGGTGGATCGTGACAGGATCGAACTGCCGACATTCGCGGTGTAAACGCGACGCTCTACCATCTGAGCTAACGATCCAATATTTATAATGGTCGGGGTGAAAGGATTCGAACCTCCGACCCACTGGTCCCAAACCAGTTGCGCTACCAGGCTGCGCTACACCCCGACTTGGAGCAGGATAGGAGAATCGAACTCCTCGCATCAGCTTGGAAGGCTGAGGTATTACCACTATACGAATCCTGCACACTCTTTATGGTGCCCCCCAAGGGACTCGAACCCTCACACCTCTCGGTACTGGAACCTAAATCCAGCGCGGCTACCAATTACGCCAAAGGGGCACTTTATACTAGGTATTTAATTTTTAATATCGAGTCAACTTAATTTTTTTGTAAAAATTATAAGACTTTTCTTATTGACATTATCGCCAGCACCACAGTGCAATTGATTTCTATCCCAAGTTGCCACATCACCTATATTCCAATCATAAATGGAATCGACGGTAAGACCATTAAAATCATCTTTTGTCATTGAACTAAGGTATTTTTCATAAATTTCATTATTAATTTCTAAGCGAGGATCATAACCTTCTATTTCTGAGTAATCTCCTACGATCCATCTTTGCTCTTGTATGTCGGCGAATGCCAAAAGTTCATAAACTTGTTCCTTTGTCAAACCATATTTCCAGTAGGGCTGTTGACAATGTGGCGGTAATGGTGTTAATTTTCTAACATCATCTATAATATTTTCTCCTGAAATTTTGTTTAGAGATACAGTAATTTTCTCATTTTTCGCACTATTTTTTTTAAAAAGTGCTCTTTTATGATACCATTTGTTTTCAAAAATAACAGTAGAAGCTCCGATTCCTTTTATAGGAATTAAGACATTTTTATAAAGTCTTTGAGGAATTTCATCCTCTCCTGTATCAACATGCAATGAGAAATTGTGCTTTTCTTTATCGTACAAGTAAATTTTTTCAAGTTCATACGGTTCATCTAAAATCTTGTCTAGAATTGAAAAAAGTTGTTCTTTATACTTATTGGGTAAAACAGATAAATCAACAAGTCCGAAATAAGGAGATTGTATTTCCTCAGGAAGTGGATGCCTTGCGCCTATGTTTTTATCAAATAATAACAGTGTATCTTGAACAAACTCATCTGTTACAACGTTTTTATGTACTCGAAATGACAAAATTTTACCTTTGATAAAAATATTAAAATATTTATTTAATCGGTAAAAAAATTTTGGTGCCGTCTGCCGGAATCGAACTCTCACGCCTCGCGGCGCTGGAACCTAAATCCAGTGCGTCTATCAATTACGCCAAAGGGGCATTTACCATATTAAAGCACACCATGCCACTACAACATAGCAAGTTCATCGTATGCCGTTGTAGACCTATTAGGCTCAACATACGACTAGATATGCTTTAATATGGTGCCGGTTGTCGGATTCGAACTGACCACCTACGCATTACAAGTGCGTTGCTCTACCAAATGAGCTAAACCGGCTAAAGTATTATTATATATGCGTTTCTATTATAAGTCAACAAAAATGGCTCCCTGGGTTGGGATCGAACCAACGACACACGGATTAACAGTCCGTTGCTACTACCGACTGAGCTACCAGGGAACTTTTTACTTAGCGTCCCTGTCCACGGTATGCTTTAAAACCACGCTTCTGACCTTTGTTCATGCTCGAGCGTTTGACTTTGCCGCCCTGACTGGTACGCTTTTCAATTTTTAATTTGACTTGGGGTTTTTCACCTAATTTCGATTTTGCTGCCATACAGTTCTCCTTGAAGTACTGTACTTATCCAAAATCAATCTTGGTGAATGTCCCAAAAACAAATTTCTTGTTTATTAAAGAACTGAATCAAAAGGTATAATGAACCTAAACTCATAATAATCTCGTGGTGCCCGGAGCCGGACTCGAACCGGCACGCCTGTTTGGGGCGACAGATTTTAAGTCTGTTGTGTCTACCTATTTCACCATCCGGGCATACTAACCTGGTGCGCCCGGAGGAACTCGAATCCCCAACCAATAGATTATGAGTCTACTGCTCTAACCATTGAGCTACAGGCGCAATAGAGTTATTATATAGTAACGGGAATTTTTTGTCAACAGTTATTTGCGGATAACACGACCAGATCGGTAAACTAAGAAATGAGTAGTCTTATTCAGATACTTCTTCAAATGTATGAATGATATCAGTTGGCCATTCTATACCGATATTTGCAGTTGATGAAGCATTACGCCAAATTGTATGCTCTTCTTCGGTGTTAAAATACCTTATTGCAACATAACCAGGCTCATCAAAGTATCCGGTTTCCTCCATCTCTTGTGGGGGCTCGGCAATTGTACCGTTAGCAATAAGTTCGTTATAAGTGTTCCTTATTCTATCAATTTCATCTTCTGTTAATTTTAGACCTGTAGGGTGCGTTCTAACTGATCTCCACATTTTTTTATTTCCTTATTACACGACCAGATCGGTCAACCAAAATCACAGGTTTGTCGCCCTTGGCGCCAATACCACGTTTCAGTGTTACACCCAGTGTACGCAGTCCTGGTAGAGGATTATTGCGCTCTTTGGCATTCCTAATTAACCAAACCATCATATGGCTTTCTGGAATGTCTGCTTTTTCTCGAATAATAGCATGGCACTCTACAAATACATTATTGCCATCTTGTCTAAAGTGTTCAGGTTTGAAAGTCTGAATTACCACACCACCTTCAGGATTGATATCACTGCCAAATATGGCTTTCATGCTTTCCTCTTCAGTGGGCTCTACAACAATTTCTTTACTCAATTGGTAGAACACTCTTCCACTGTCATCTTTAAACTTTTTAAGTTCAATAACACCTTGGTCTTGAAGATTTAGTAAAATTTCTTTGGCTTTGGGTCCGAATAAACTGTCTGCACTTTCCCAAGCATCTGCATTTAATTTCTTGATACTAATAGGTAGTCGCTGAGTTTTGCTAACCAATGTAACATCAGATTTTTTTCTACCTTTGACATCTCTACCTACAAGGTCAACTTGAGTAGCATCGTTTATGGTAAGTTCGTTCCCTCTTGGGTCAACAAATGTAACATTGGCACTGCCATATTTTTCAATTACACTTTTGATTAAACTGGCTAATTCTACTTCGTTGGCTATACCTGCACTTTTTTCGCCTTGCTGTCCGAGATCTTTGACGGCAATGCCCACTGCACTGTCATCAAACACAATTCCTCCCAAACTACCAAATTTTCGTGCTTGGAAATGTCGCGGATTTGATTCAGGAAATACAGATTGCATTTTGTTTAAAATATCATTAAGGATTGCTGCCCTAAATGCATCTTTTTTCTGCTTGGCTGGTATCTGAACCAAAGCCAAAATTACATTGCCATCTACTTTGATATCTTCATATCCTGCATTTTTTAAGGCGGTAATAACTTGATTTTTTTGAACTGCTTCTGTAAGGAACTCTTGGTATCTCATATTTCTTGGTATAGTAACAATATATTTACCAGACTACGCTGAATACGATTATCATATCATATATTAGTAGAAACACTGACATAAATACTCAGTAGAAACACTAATATAGTTTCTACTAACATTATCAAATAGGAAAACACAAAATGTTGAAAAAAATTAAGCAGGCTTTACAAAAGCTTGGAGTGAAAACTGCGACTTATCAAAGTCAAATGGACTATTATATTTCTAGTCGTGCTCCACGCACTGTAGCAGATATTGAGCGACTAATGCGCGAGTTTGACATGCGTAACTATGGAGGTACACAACATGGCCGCATTTAAATCTTGGTTCTTTACGTGGTGCGAAAAATTGGCTGCTAGCCGTGTAGAACAGATCAAAAGAAGTTACTATCTATGATTGGTCTATGGCTGTTACTGAAATGGCAGGATTTTGAGGTGCATCCGTGACTGAGCAAGATCAAGACGACGCAGCAGAACTGCCTATTAAAGCACCCTTGCACATCATACTGCCCTTGTTTGGTGCATTTAACATATTCTTAATGGCGTTTATTGCAGTTGTAATGACATAACAAAAAGGGGCAATTACTGCCCCTTTTGTTTGCGCTCTATGTCTTCTTCCACACAGCGTTCGCCATACTGTATTTCAACTACCCTTAATGGAACTTCACCTTCGTTACATAATTGGTGCCACTGAGTGCGACTGATGTGTAATGCTTGATGTTCGTGAAACTCACCTAATAGTTCTTGGTCCGTACTGCGATTCAGTGAGTATACTGTTGCTGTGCCTTCTGCCACAAACCAATGTTCGGCTCTGTCCCGATGCCGTTGCATACTTAAACGCTGGCCAGGCATAACAGTAAGTTCTTTGACTTTGACTTGTTTATTTGGTTGATGAATAGTTCTATAGTAACCCCAATCACGCTCCACTTTGGGCATTTTCCAATCCATTAAAATCCAACTGCTGGAATTCATTTTTTCAGTGCCGCCTACGCCGAATTCAAATATTACTCTAGGATCCACAACAGCCATTTCGGGTATGTTGTTTTTTGTACGGTCACCGCCGTTAGCAAATACAATGTCCTGTGATGGGTATCGTTTTAGTGTTTTACGGATAGCATCTATGCTGCTGTCATCATCATCGTCATAAACTAAAACTTCATCCACACACTCTAATGCGTCGATGATTAAGATACGCTCTTCTTGACGCATAAATGGCTGACCTTTTTTACGGATTAGCCATTGGTCAGTGTTTACACCTACAACCAAACGACTGCCCAGGGCACGAGCAGCCTTAAAGTATTCTACGTGTCCGGAATGTAAAGGGTCAAAGCCTCCGGTAACTAAAACTATTTTATCTTGCACAGTATCATTACTTATCATAGTGTAATGTCCTCCATACCGGCTGTTCTTAGCCTACTAACGTGTCCTAACATAAAGTTTTTGCTTTCAAGGCCTTTCATTAGGCCAAGCCATTTGTTTCTGATTAGTGCTACTTCGTTGATAATAGTTTCAAAGTCAACAACTTCGTCCTCGCCGTCTACATATTTTTCAGCGTCTCGACTGCTTAAGGCTCTTGCATAGTTTTCTAAATACTTTTGAAAATGTTTTTTACGAATCTTACGCAGTTGTATGTTAAGAAAGTTTAACACTGCTTCTATTTCCTGCAGTTGATTAAATCTGTGTTCGGTAATACCAGGCAAGTTGGCAATGTTACGTTCTAAGTGTCCTTTGACTCCACAGTCGTACTTGGCTTCCTGCAATTCATTTTCATAAAAATTAATGAATTCAGGTATGTTGCCTAAATCTTGAACGACACGGTTGTACCACATGGTTATATTTTAACATCTAAATATGGAAAAGTCTTCCTCCAATCGAGATTTCTTCTCCGATCTATTTCATCTAAATATAATTTTAAATTTTGAATTTGTTCAATGTTTTGCTCTGAACTACTTATGTACGAAAAAATGCCTTCCATGTAATTTTTTGTAATCTTTTCTGTTTCATTGGATTCGGGCATAAGTTGCAAAATTTCTTTCATGTCGTTTACCCAAAAGTTTTTACCAAAAATTTTGGGATTTAAGTACTCGTGACCCATAACCAGAGAAAAATTTATATTAATTTTTCTATTATTTTTTTTTAAATTTATATAATTATATAAATCTTTTATACTCTTTAAGGTTAACGCTGTAATGGTCTGATTTATTCCAAGTTCAATCCATTTTTCCTGAACCAAAAATTCAAAATTATTTAAAAAAGTTTGCATTTGCAAACCGTATCTCGCATATTCTTGTTCGTTTCCCCACCCGTCGATGCTTGCGATAATAGATAATTTTTTTAATTTCTTAGATAAAATAATTTCTTTGATTTCTGCAATTTGTTCATATAAATCAGACACCATTAAATTACTAACTATATTTAAAGTTAGATTCCTGTGGCCGTTTGCTTTTATAATTTTTAACACATCTTTGAATTCTTTTTGATAAAAAGGCTCTCCACCTAAAATCTGTAATCTTTCTAAAGAGTGTATATTTTGTTCCAGCCATTTACAAAAATAAACGAAATATGTTTTACGTTCTGTGCGATTAAGTAAGTTACCGTTAAATTTTAAATTTTCTTCAACAATTTGTATTTTTCCAAATTTGTTATTTTCAGTTTCTATTTTACTACTAAAAGTCTCGTGGCAATACACACAAGACAAATTACAAATATTGTTTAGATAAACTTCAACAATTTTTGGAGTTACTACCAATGAAGTAGAATCTATTAGAAGTTCATCAGGAATAGCATTTGGGATATGAAGATGATATTGCCTATCACTTACACCACCTACTTCTTCAATGTTTTTGCAGTAAGAACACCCCCCAGTTGGCCACTGTCCTTTAAGCATTAATTCTCTATCATTTAATTTATTTGGAAGATTATGAAAGGAATTAAAATTATCTATAGGTATGTGATTTTTTTCTACTCTATGACAACTAGAAGTTGTGCCGGTTGCTAGGTACAAAGTGCTCCAATTCCATTTGCTTTTACAAGCAGTTGATGAGTGAATCGGAAAGTGCCGGTTGCTGCTCATTCTTCGTAGTCTTCGTATTCCTCATCGTCATCAAATTGACCTGCATACTCATCATAACTGCGTTTTGTGTATGCGTCAATGCCACTGAACTCTTTAATTTCAGTGTCGCCGAGATAGTCCACTAGGATACTCATAAGAGTATCGCTGGCTTCTTGTCTATCTTTTTGTGGAATATATTGTTTAAGGGTTGAATAAGTTTCTGTTAAAACTTCAACATCAATCGTCATTAGTAATTTCCTCTTCAAGAGAAATGGCCTGCCCTCGATCTTTATGCGGATTTTTAACTACATCCGCCATAACTTGATCCAAACATCCCTCTTCGTTCTTTTCCCAAGCCTTACGGAATTGTTTGATTTCAGTGCCATTTGCTAAGACATATTTAAGCCGATTGCCTTCTTTTTCCAATAAACCTTTGCTTTCAAATAGATCAACAAGTCCGCTGTAGGGATTCATACCTGTTTCATAAGGGATTTTAACCTGTACACTTTCAAAAGGCTTGGCATAACGTGTTTTCATAATCTTACAGGCAGCACGAATGCCTTTTACTTCTGACACTTTATTTCCTTCATCATCTTCTTTGAGTTTAAGTTTACGCATAGCAACAACAATACTACTTGCATAGATAAAACCCTGCCCTCCTGAAATTTTATCATCGGGATCAAACATGTCTTGACTAGCGTAAGTATGGTTAGTAGCCACTAAACCGATGTTCAAATCACCAAACATGTTTACGCAGTTACGCACCAGTGCTGTCAATGCCTTAGGTTTACGGCCCATGTCACCTTTTAAGTCGCCTGCTTCAAACTGGTTGACGTCTGTGGGAGTCAACATCATGCCTAAACTGTCTAACACAAATAAGACCTTAGGTCTATCGTCTTCTGGCAGTGTTTTATATTCTTTCACAAAGTCAGTAACTAACTTTGCAACATCATCAATCATAGCCAAATTTAGTTTTAGCAATTTTTCTTCACTGGTATCTACATTAAGTGCATGCAACCATTTTTCATCTAAGGCATTTTCAGTGTCTACTAAAATTACGTAGATGCCTTGTTCCTGTGCATTACGGATTAGGTTACCGCTGCAGATAAAACTTTTGCCTGCACCCGATTCACCAGCAAATACAGTGACTTTGCCAATCGGCACTCCTCGGTCAAATTGTCCACTGATCAAATAGTTTAAGGCATAGTTTCCTGTACTGACCCAAGTATCAGGATCTCTAAATCCAATACTGATGCCGTCAATGCTTTTGGTAATTGTTTTTCTAAATTTGCTTACGTCAAATGGTTTTGCCATGATTAGTTCCTTATATATTATGTATTGTAGCATATCTTGTATAAAAAATGCTAGTATCTTCTTCGTATAAATTGTCCAAATTCAATGAGAAATATAGGTTTTTAATTTGATTTTAAAAGTTTTTTTGTCTAATATTGCACTCTGATCAAATAAATGTGTTTCGATGTTATCGATCCTAACGGATAAGCAGCAAACATCATCATTATGTCATCAGTCGGCACGCTGTTTTAATTGTTGCAAAAAGCGGCCACTGAAATAATGATCATAGTTGTACTCTATAGTTTCCTGTTCCATTAAATACAAATCATACCATTCATCATTACTTAATAATATAAATTTATAAATCATTTCTATTAGACTTACTAATCTTTCTATTGGGTTTTTTATAGAATCAAACCTATAATCAAATAATTTAGTGTATAATTTAAATCCCAAATACTTTTCGATATGTGCGTGCCATCCGGGCTGAGCATAGGCTAAAAACAGTCCCCTAGTAACAACACTATACAAAAATTTTTCAGTAACAAAAGGATAATAACTAGTTGCCATAGTTTCGCTTACAATGTGAACAAAACTTTCTGTTAATTTATTCTCTAAGTTATATATATTATTAGCGTGATTAAATCTAACATGTCCAAAAGAATAAAGTGTTTGGAAAAAACTATAGCTGTCTTCAGATATAAAAAACTTTCTGTAATATCTATCGTCAACACCTACGTAGTCGGCAATATGTCCATCTAACATTTCCAATGAATAAGTAAAGTTTTTACTACAGTAGTTAGGATTAAACAGTTTCATTTTATATAAGCAAGCAGTTAATAATTTCCTACTAATATGTTCAGACCCGTTAAAACTACAAATAAAATTTTTGTAGTCTACCTCAGGAGGATTTTTGTAATTTAAAAAAGAAATTTTTGGGAAAAAGGTATTTGAAAATCGAAAATCCAAGAACTTGTATTTGTTTTTTATTTCTACATGTTCGTTAAGTATATATGAAGTCTGTAAAATTAACTTGCGATTCCTATTTTGAGCAATGGTATTGAGTTTTTCTAGATAAGCATTTTCGTAATTTACATCAAATCCACCCAAATGATCAGTAATTATAATGCTATTGGTGTTGTCAGATATTTTATTATAATCAAAAAAACTATAATGGTGCGATCTCAACATTTTTTTTAATTAAACGAGGTTCTATATAGAATTTATAGCGAAAATTTTAATAAAAAAGTAGGGGACCGTCTCCCCTACTCGATTGACACAAGCGACTACTAGATCACTTTTGACGGTTACGAATCATTGCCAAAATATCTTCAGCACGTTGGCTGGAGGGTTTGGCCTCAACTGGAGCCGATGCAACAGGCTCACTTGCTTCTTCTTCTACATCTTCTACTACAGGAGCAGGTTTGGGTGCAGGTGCAGGCGCACTTTCAGTACGGGGAGCACTATCTGCGGTTGAAGTTTGGAACCCTGCGGGTTTGTAGTATGCACCCCAGCGTTCTGCATCATATGCTTCGCCATTAACACTGGCTTCAAACATTTCTTTGATGATCTTCAACTCTGCGTCGCTGGGTTTCTTGGGTAAGAAGTCTCCCAAGTTGTACAATCCATACTGCTCAATTGCTTGCAGTTCATCTTGCGTTAGTGCAGACTCTTTACGAGCCCATGTACTGGTGCTGTAATCAGCATAACCACCTTTGCTAGTCTTCTTGATGTTGAAGTCTAAACCGCCTTCATAGTCGGTGGGCAAGTTTTCCAATTCTGGATCCATCAGTGCGTTTTTAACCAAGTTAAAAATCTGCGGACTGATAACAAAACGGCGGATTGGATTTTCCGGAGTCTTGTCTTCGTTGATTGGATTATCACGTACAAAGCCTTGGAAGAGATAACTCTTTTTCTTCCAATACTTACGTCCCATGTCTTCCAAACTAGGATCCTTAAACCAAGTACGTACTTCTGCCAAAACGGGACAGGCGTCGCCATACATTTCTACACAGGGTACTTGTACCACTGTAGGCTTGCTGTCTACTTGACCTTTAACACCTGCAAATGGCAAACGGATCATTAGTCGTTCAACCCAAAAGAAAGTGTTTTTAGTGTTAGCGTCGGGGAGGAAACGTACTCGGGCTGTAGTACCTTCTTGAATGTTCCAATGTGCATAAATGCCATTGTCACCGCCCATTGTGTTACCGCTACCGCGGTTTTCTTGACTTGCGAGCTTAGCTCTGATTTCTGCCAAAGATGTTGCCATAATATAATCTCCTTAAGATGGTCTTTGTTGTGCCTAGATATACAACTGCACCTTGCAAGTGTATAACAAAAGTATTTAGTCTGTCAACTGTTTTTTTAGATTTTTTTTGCCGCAAATTCGTTCGAAAAAAAATATTTTTTATTTTCTTGTGCTATTTTATACATTTCGGCAATGCGACTATCTTTGTCTGGACTATTATATAGTTCTTTCAAACTTTCAATCATACGTTCAAATCGCTTATAGAGCGATGTTTCTAAGTCATAACTTTCATCAATTTGGGCACTATAAGTGTTAAACCCAAACTTCCTTAAAGTGTCAAAACTTTTAGTGCCAGACATCAATACAAATGGTTTTCCCGAAGCGAGACATTTTCCAGTTTTTTCAGTAAACCAAACATCCGATAAAATATCTGTCTCAATTACCATTTCAATATTATACTTGTTCCAAATGTTATTGTATGATTTGCAACTGTCTTTCCAGTGAACATAACCATTGTCACTTATTATATCTTTGTCAAAAATTTTGCCCTGCAGCCATGATAGTTCTCGATCAAGATATTGTTCAAACCCACGGAGTCCTGATTCAACATCAGTTAAAGATTGTTGAAATATCATAAAATTATCGTTAGGAAATGCTAAATCTAATTTGTGTGCCATATGTAGTCTTTGAATAGAAAATCTACCAATAGATGCGCCAACAAATTTTGCCTCAGACAAGTTCTTGTCAATTACATCTACAAACTCCGGCATAACACTAAAGATTTGGAGAGGAAAATATATAGTTTTATATAACTCAGAAGATGTCTGCTGTACTAAAGTAACACTACTATACGGTATAGAAAACATATCGCACAAGTATTTTAAAGTATACTCAAATCCTGTTAATTTTAGATTTTCGCCGTCTTCTGAGATGACATAAATCATTTGGCCGGTGTACTTAGTTCCTAGTACGTGGATTAATATTTCTATCCCCTTTGTGGCATAGTTTTTAGTCAAAAAATGGCCTGTGCGTATTTTTATTATTTGTGATGAAACTTCAATTGGCTCTAATAGATGAACAGGAGCGCCTTGCATCTTACATGTAAATAGTAGTAAAAATTATTTGGCTAAACCTGCCAAACGTTTGATCGAATCTAAATCTTTGGATTCTTCTAAATCTGCTTCAAAATCATCTGCTGTCAGATTAACTGCATACTTGATGTATTTTTTGTTGTTCTTTAAGACTGACTCAAGTTTTTCCATACCTTGGTCAGTAAATGTCTGTGCTTTATGATCCCACATACCTGGAATATCGCTTAGTTTCGCAACAACATTCATAATGCTGCCTTTTTCTTTATCGCTTAATCCAAACATGCCTTCCACTACACCTTGTTCCTTACTTTCTTCCATGCCCAAAGAACTGTAAGTACCAGTTTCGTAATCATTTGTGGTACTACCATATGCGCCATAGCCATAATTGTAAACTCCCATTGGTGGGAATTTCATTTTGGGATCATGTGCGGCTATGATGTCCTTAGCACGTTCTACTTCTTGCTCACTTTCAAAGTAGTACTTGCCATCTAAAAATTT